AAAAAAATCACCTGTTCTAATTTCCCATTTTTATATAGTATGGTTGAAAATCAAAGTCCACAAAACAACAAACTACTAAACTATATAAACTAAATTGATGGTTAATATATATTTACTTATAATGGTTTAAAGACTTACTACGATATTAGTATATAACCCGATGCCTGTAAAAAAAGAATATAATAAAATGGACGAGTTTAATGTGCCTGTGCTACGAGAGAATATAATTAAAGAATATTGTGACGGTGTAAGCATTCCTAAAATAATCACGAGTCACGGTTTATATAAGGAGTCCGAGTTTGACGGTAAATGGAGGCGAATGAATAAGGCAGAGATAGAGGACTGGTTAAAAATAGACTTCCATATGGAGCGGTCAAAGGCAATTAACAAGGCACTAATGGAACAACTTAAGACACAAACTTGCTAACAATAAAATCAGTTTTCTCTCCGCTTTCTTTCTCACGCTTCTTTATAAAGTCGTAGAACTCAGGTAGAGTATATCCCATTTTCATCATTTCAATCCGTAATACACACCATCGTCCGCAAGTCTGTATTTGAGATGATATTTTTTGAAAGCGGTGTTTATTCCAAATAGTGTCCCATCCATCTGCCTTTGCGGTATCCATTAGTCTAGTCATTTCGTTTGTATTCTCTCCCAGTATCATTCTAACCATTCGGTTTATAAACTTCCAGTCCGTATCCCATTTAGCACCATACGAATTAAAATACTCGATGGTTTTATTATATCTCATTACGGCAACCCAGTGTCCCGAGTTTAGTCTGTCCTCTATCAGAATAATAACATACGACTTGTCTGTCGGCAACAGGTCTTCAATTGTTTTATACTTTGATAATTCGCTATATTTAAGCACCTCTTTTAATCCAGTATGTTTCTCTATATCGCCGTCGGTGAGCGGTTTAGATATTCGTGATTTGATTTCCTGTCTTCCTGCAACTACTACTTCTTTATCCATCTTATATATATGAGATGTATAAAAAATAATCTAATTATACTTGTTTTTTTCTTTGGTGGTATTGTTTCATATATTCTTTGTGGTGTTCTCGGGTTTTTAAATAATACTTTTTCTTTGTTGCCATCAGACTTTCTCTCGTTGATACAGCATTAATATCATTTAATAAATTACCTAAACCTCTATTATCAATCCAATATTGTTCCCTTGCTCTCGCCTCATTATTATCATTACAAGCATACTTCTCCACCTCAATCATATCCCAATTGTCCCATCCGCCGTTCTCCCGAATAGTTTGATACAAAGTGCCTCCGTATGTTCCTTTCACTCTTCTCTTGTGTAAATCTTTACGCTTACTCCACGATGTAGTGTGACCTATATATTCGTGTTGGATATTCTGGTCTTTACAACAGAACCGATAAATGATGGTCTTTGAATAGTCAATCGGGATTTTAGGCATCTTATAAGTTCTTATAAAGTCTTATCTTTAAACCCTTCAACTATATTGAATATCAAATCCATCACTTTCGCAACAAATAGGACAATAAAGTAAGTCGGCAGTCCGCCCTTCGCCATCGAGCATCCCCATCATATCTTTCGGATATTCCCGTCCACAATTATCACACTTTGTTAAAGTAGACCATTTACAGATTATTTTTAAATGCTCTCTCGGGATAAAAGTATGAGGTGTTGCGTGATTGCGTTGGTCTTTTTGTCTTTGAAACTCTGTTGTGACGAATGTATCAAACAAGTCCTTTTTGTAATCAATATAGCACAAATAATCTACGAAATTAAAAATAAGTCGCACTGGACGACCGATATATTTAGTACCTCGGGGACAGAACTTGTCCGTCTGTATAAGCGTGGTGTCGTATTGGTCTTTTTTAATATCAAAGCGGGTCTTCACCTCGTAGTTGAACTTGGAGTCAAAGAAATCATACTGCTCGTATTGTGCCTCTGTGGGTGTTAGTGTAGGTGTGTTAAAGAACTCTTTTAAATATGGAAATATACGTGCTTCCTCTATCTTTGCTCTGCCGTAATCTGATGAATAATGTACCATTATATAATTAGAATACTTATTTTCTTTATATCAATATAAGCGTAAATACTTAAACACTAAATTAAGGATTAAATGTCTTCAATTCGGTATAAAAATATATTTAGAAAGTTAGTTTTGTGGTTTGTAGTTTTGTGGACTTCGGTTTCCAACGGTACTATATAAAAATGGGTTTTTGGTATAGGTGAATTATTTATATATATTACAAGGACTGACGGAAATGGAAGTCCACAAAACTGAAAACCACAAAAGTTTAAACATTAATATAAGGGTAAATATATAGTATAATATTTAGTATCCGTTATTGATGAGGTCTTCTTCTTCTTCGTCTTTTAACCATTTCATTCCGTGGTAGTATCTCTTGCCTCCGCCTTCGTTGGTTTGCGTTGCCGTCAGGTTGAACTTTGCCATTATTTCCTTGTGCCACTTGGTCGGGGTCTTTTTCTCGGGGTGTGTGCCGAGTTGTTGGCAGTATGAATTGTATGCCTCTATAATTGATTTTTGGTCTAGTCTTGTTTTTTGTCTGCCTTGTATGGAGTCCACTTCGTATTCGCATACCTCTATTCTTGCCTTGATAAAGTCGTCGAATGAGTCCGCTGTGCTGTCCTCCGTATATTCTTGTACCGCTGACATCATTTCGTCTGTAATATTGAATGTCTCTCTGATTGTCCCGTGTTTCAGTATGTATGTTAATAATTGGGACTTTTTCTTTAAGAATATTGACTCGAACTCTGTATTGTTTTCAAACTCGGCGTTGAATGGTATAATGATTAACCGCTTGAAGAATGCCGACTGTTCCTTGGGGTTTTTTATTTTCATACTGGGCATTTCGTTGGTTATTGCGAATAAGTTTGCCGTTGGTCTGATTGTCCGTTCCGTTTCCCGCATTCCTCTTAATTCAATATTGTCACCGCCTGATACTTCCTTAATCATCTTGATATTCATTTTTTCATTCTTGTCGAACTCGGAGGTTAATGCCATTCTGCATTGCTCTAATTTCTCCACCTCTGTGTTTAATGCTGATGCCGACTTGTTGTCTTGGACTATAATTTTCTTGCTGATTGTGCTTGTTGCTCCCGTAAATGTTTTCTGTAAACCTTTAATCAATAATGATTTGCCGTTGCTTCCTTTTTCTCCCAGCAGGAAGAACATGTGTCTAACCACTCGTCCGCTTAATGCTGTCTTGAAAATATCCAGTGTCGTTGCCTTCGTGTCCGCTCTGTCTTTGAATAGTTGCAGGAAGTATGTTTTCATCCACGTTTCGTCCTCCTCTGAAAAGTCCGTCAGGTATGTTGCGTCGCATTCGTATGTCCACTTGTCCTTGATTGTTCGCTCTCTGACCTCTAGCGTCCGTAAATTGACTATTGAGCGGGGTTGTATTGGTAATTCGTCCTTTGCCCTGTTGAAGTCGTCGAGGAACTTTGGTTTGTATAATAAGTCCGTGATTTCTTTTAATATTCTGTCCTTGTCGTTGGTGCTTTCCAGTCTTTTAATTGCGTCTAGACAGTTGTCGGCGTTGACCTTGTTGATTTTGAGTGCCATTTTGTCCTCGGGGTCTATCCCGTCCCGTTCCGCTGATATTTGTGCGAACCTCGCCGTGAATAATGGCGGTAGTTTCTCCGATAATTTGAGGCGGATAATGACTCCAGTATCTTTTTCCCACATCATCTCCTTCGTAAAATTGTATATTGTCCTCTTCTCTTTGTCTTGGCACACGTGTACGTCTCCGTGTAAAATCTGAAATAATTTTCCCATTTTATAATCGGTGACCCCGTGGTCGATAATCTGTTCCATTTGCTCCTCCGCTGTTTTTATCTTGATGACTTTTTCTTGCCTCGTAAAATACTCTCGGTATAATTCGGGGTTGTCCTCTCTCGCCCAGTAATGAAGCGACCCTGCAGTTAATGCCCTTGCGTCTGCTTGGTCGTATAAATTGGCGACTGCGTCTTGGTCTGCTTTTGTTAAAGGGTCGCCGAATGTGTCAGACCATTCCACGAAAATTGCCCTTCCTGCGTCGCCTATTGCTCCCTTGGTTGCCAGCATTACTCCGACCCAGTTTGCGTGTGTTCCCGCTCCGCATCTTTTTGCTGTGTCTAGGCACTTGTATAAATTGATAATGTCCTCGGGGACTACCGTGTCTAAAATCTGTTGCCGTTCTTGTTGCCTGCGGTTTAAAGACTCTGCCGTTGGGTTTAGAACTCGCTGTCCTGCTGATGTATATTCGCATTCTGTTTTTGGTGCAGTGACTATCACGTCGTTGAATATTTCTCGGGGTAGCGGGGCAGTAACCGCCGTTTTTGCCATCATCCATTCTCGGTCGGTTGGGTCTATCTCATATTCCATTTTCTGCACGACCTTGTAGACCCCT